ATTGCAACTTGACCAGCTTTTAAATTTAGGTCGCCGTTACTCTCTATAGTTGGGTCGCCACTTGCTCCAACTATATTAAGATCCTTTACACCGAACGATTTTTCTGCCATTGCGCTAGTCTTTTTTAGTATTTATTAAGAGAACTTTATCTCAACTCCACCACTAATCTTGAGATTAGGTGAGTTTGTGATTTTGATCTCAGGTTTCTGTGGTTCGTTAGGTGAACCAGTGGGAGCATCCCAGATAACAACAGGGCCTTGTCCATATTGATGTAGTCCATACATATCTTCCCATGCCTGTGTTGTTGCAGTGAAAGATGTGACATCATCACCATAGTAAAATCTAGATGGATCTTGTGTACCACATTGATTTTTCAACCAATCCTTGATCTCTCTCCAAGTCCAGTCTCTATTATATTGAAGTTTAGTAGTGATCCATCCAGCAACTGTAGGACATGCAGAACTGGTGCCACCAAAGTCAATATCATATGGAGTCAATGCCAATCCACTATATGTTTCTGGGTGAACATATGTCTGAGATGTATTTTCTCCATCTGCTGTGAGTGTATCATCAGCAGCACCATAAACATCAATGCCTGTTCCCATGTCACTATAGGTGACTTTCCTCTCTTTATAATCTGTGGTGTTACCACCCAAGCCACCACTAGATATCTGATCATCTAATGCACCAACATTAATTGCTGCATATTCAGTTCCAGCAGTAGAAATACCAGAAGTAGTTTTTCCTAATGACTGTGGCCATCCTCTTCTATTGAAAGTATTATAACAATTCAATCCAAATTCAGTGTGAGTTGAACTTTCTAGAGATGAACTACTAGTTGTTGCCCAATAATTATTGAAATCTAGATCGCCAGGAGAAGTTTGTGTTTGATTGCTATTACCAGCAGCACATACAAATATAACACCAGCATCTGACATTTCTTTTCCACTTTCAGTCGTAGAGTTATCTATCATTTCTCCTTTCATTCTACCTTGATCACCATAAGCACCGTATAGATCAAAGAAAGCTGGTTGAGAACCACTACTATAGGAAACGCCAGTTGTAGTTCCATCTATTGTTGATGGCCTATAGTAATAATAGTAACTACCATTCCAAGTAGTAGATCTATAACCCCAACTGTTACTAGACAGTGTGGGATTTTTTGTATCATTTTGTTTACCAGTTATTGCGGAGTGTCTATCCCAGTTGGGTTTGTATATATGAAATATTTTTTGAATATCAAATTGCCCGTTATCATTAATTCCAGCACTGTAACTACCAATACCATTCATCACCCATTTGTTACAGTTGTATGCAGAACCATAGTTCTTACCAAATACTTGACCAGCACACTGAGTTCCATGATCAGTAAAGTTAGTTGCCTTTGCGGTATTACTACCATTACATCTTGCTCTAGTATAGAACGTACTAATACCTGTTACAGTTCCTATGGTTGAGAATCCTACTGATCTCTGACTTGAATCAGACCACCATGATCTTGCAGCGGAATCTGTAGGAACTGTTGTGCCATCCCAACGCACTGTCAGTAGTGATGGATTATTATTAAAAAAGTCTGGATCAATATAATATGGCCCATCGAGAACTAGATCTAGAACACCACATGTGCCTGGTGTTGTAGATATACCACTCCATGTTAAGACATTTCCTGTTGACCACCCTACAGGATCATCGTCAGTCGTTACAAATTCTGGATGTGCAACCCAGAATCCATCGTCTGATACAACTGCATCAACGCCAGTGCCATCACCTAATTGTTTTGGTTCTGACTCTATTATGATATGATCAGATCCACTCAAACCAGTAGATGTTGCATCCCAAGGGTTCTCTTTTTGTGTATGTCTTAGTATCTGATACCCAGTTCTGTTCTTATCTGATGCACCAATACCAGCTTGAGATGTAGGTGGTCTAGATGGTGCGGTATTCCATGCTCTGTAGTTGGATACTGAACCTGTTCCCCTACCAGATCTTAGTACACCAGCAATTATATCTCTAGGGTCTGGAGCATAATTGCCTGGATATGCTGAATAATCTATATTTACAAACTGTACCTTCTCATGTTTTCTTAGATCCTCTGCTTCCGCATCAGTCAACATGTAAGTTCCTCTAGTATCACTATGAAGTTTCTCATCTGTGACAACAATAGATGGATCGGGGATGTTATCCTCTAATGAACCATCTTTTTTGAGTTCTTCATGAATGAAAACCCAATCTTCTTTGGTGTAACATTTGATAGAGTATGCTTTCTTTTCATCGGCTCCAGTTGGTTTGACAGCCAACCCTGTCCTATCAAGAGTATTCGTGCTAGTGTGGATCATATGCCTTGAATCAGAGTCTTGACGTATCTATATGTGGATAATCCAGAAATCCCTGCCTCTGGTGTAAACTTAATTTGTACGTTACCACTGTCTATTGTTGCTCCAATAGATACCTGTTGTTCTGGAGAGAACATGATACCATATTCTTGTGAGAACGCTGTGGTTCCATCATGCATGACAAGAACTTTTTGTGATTGTCTATATGTTCCTAGACCAATCATAAATGTATACTCAGCACCAGAGTAACTTGCAGCAGAGAATGAATCAATCTGTGTTTCTACTCCAGCAGATGCAGTATATGTTCCAAATCCAGTGGTTGAAATTCCACCTCCTCCACCACCAGTTACGGCAGTGATTGTAACAGTCGCAGATTGTCCAGTTGCAGTCGCTGTGACTCCACTTCCGACAAAGTTGATGGATGTAATACTGGTTGCAGTTCCAACGTTAGTTCCTTCTTCTTTGATGGTAATACCATTGATACCACCTCCTCCTCCACCAGTAGGTGCAGCTGGAACCCATGATGATCCATTCCATGTTAGTACATCATCGTTGCTTGGAGCTGCGCTAGAAACATTAGATAGATTACCTATGTTTTGTCCACCTATACCTGTTAGATATCCAGCAGTCGCATGGTTGCCCCATGCATACGCAGTTTCATACTGTGTGATATCAAGAGCAGTTATCTGAGTTGCAGCACCTGTGAATGGAACCGCACCTGACATATCAATAGTTGCAACTCCACCACTGTAAGTTGCAGTCACGGCAGAACCAACAAAGTTAATTGTTTGTGCAGATCCCACTGATGATGATTCTTCTTGTACAACAATACCAGATAATCCACCGCCACCACCTGATGCGGTGACTGTTACAACACCAGCAGATGCTGGGGAAACACTCAAACCAGTTCCGAAGTTTACAGTTCCAATAGTTCCTACGAGAGTTCCGCCTTCTTTAATTATGATACCACTACCAGATGCGGTGATACCAGTTAATCCAGATCCATCTCCAACAAAACTACCAGCAGTTACAATTCCTGTTGCGTTAACATTATCAACTAGGATGTCTGGTTTGTCAGTCAATCCAGCAGCAACAGTCGCTATTCCAGCTGTGTTTGCAAATGAAACAACAATGTTTGATAAGTTTGATCCATCTCCATATAATGTAGTTGCAGTTAGAACACCGACTTTGTAGTGTTCAGTCCCTGTTCCTACAGTATGATCAGTATTTTTATTAAGAAGTTCTATCCAACCTTCATTGTTAATTGATAAAGTATTTCCTTGCCCTGTGTGATAATGACACCAGTACCAGAGTGTGTTAGGTGCAGCTGCCACTGGAGTCCATTCTATTCTACGAGTAGTAGCAGAACTAAATCCACTAACGTATCCAGCCATGGTGACAATGACACCATCTAACTTATAGGTGACACCCATCATATAATGATCACCACCAGCCAGTTCTCCATCCTGTGATGTACTGAACATCAATGGATGTTCTTGATTGTTATAGTTGACGTTAGTTGAATCGTCTTGGTTTAAGATATAGGTAGCGCCTCTTGAGATTGGGAATGAGCCTGGTCTTTCTACACCATTGAAGTAGAACACACCTGTTACCTGACCACCCACTGTGTCCGTGCCGACTGTAACATTAATAGTGGTTCCTATGTTATGAGCATAATATGCCTTCCCATATTCATGAACGTGTGCAAATTGACCATGATTTATCCCTGCAGCTGGTAGAGATGAATAAGTTGACCATAAGAAAGGTAAAACATTATCTGTTGCAGTGCCATCTAAACGACCAGCGAGTCTGTAATTACCTACAACTTTAAGTTTATATCCTTCTGTGTTGGTAGTACCAATACCGACACTAGTTGTTGTGTTTATACCAGTGGAGTTTGATCTCCAAATACTATCTGTTGATGGTAGGTTAGTCAGTTCAGATCCATCACCAGCAAACTTAGATGCAGTTACAACACCAACAGTCTGATAGTTACCATACATGTCTTGGTGAAGTATTTTTCTCCAACCATTGTAACCACCCATTGTGGTTCCACTGGAAACATATGCAGTCTTAGTATTGTTTGCCCATGCAAACATACCTCTCCAACTTGTAGCAGTAGGTAAGTCACCTGTTGCGTCAAAGTCAAAACGCATCTTACTACCTTGGCCTGGGAAGGTTACAATTCCAAGACCATTGACATTATCAACAACTATTGATGGAGTTCCTGTTAAATTCTGTGCGACTGAGGCGATACCAGCTGTGTGTGCATACCCAGCCATGGTTGAGAACCCTGCATTGGCAACGTATGATGCGATACCAGCTACCTTCGCATACTCAGCTACTCCTGAGTTGGTTGCAACTCCAGATGC